TTTGAATAGTGGTATCATAGGAGTCTCCCTGCCCTGCTTACTTACCTAATTTATGGACTGTGATAGTGTCGTTCTTCTTAATGTTGCGCTTGGTCTGCTTGTCTATCATCTTTTGCAGGAATTTCTCAACCATCTTAGCCAATGGTCTTTTGCGCGTTGTAATGACTCTGCCATTGTTAGCATTGCCCACAACTTTCTTAGACTCAAACAAGCCCCATCCAATAGTAACAGACTTAGAGGTAGCGCGTTTAGTATTAAGATCGCTAAGCATGTCGCCTGTTGCATAAAGATTAGCTTCGCCATTGCCCGCTCCAACTCTGCGAATATCGCCCGACTTCTTGCGCTCTGCATATTCGGGGTCTAGTGGTTTGAACTTACGCCCCTGAACATCTAAGCCCTTGTTCTTCGTGTGGTCTATAATCTCGTCTGAGACTTCAGCGCCTACCTTAATCCACCATGAGCGGGGCATGTCTACTATGTCGGCTATCTTAGCCATCAACTTGATTCTGTAATGGAGTGCCAGCGCCCTTCTTAGACTCGCCATCGTCTAGTTTCGTCTGAGCCTTGCCCTCTCCTGATAATTTACCACTCTTCTTAGTCTCTAAGCGCCAAGCATGGCGGCAGTTGAAGCCTCCACCAGTTACCATAGAACCAGGGAATTGAGACTCAATCTGTGGCCTAGTTAATGCACCACTAGCAGCCATCTCAACGCAAACATCCCTAGTCTTGCCGTCAATGGGGCCGATATAAATATACGTTGTATCAGGTGGCATTTCCTCAGTCATTGCAGCCGTTACCGACCTTGAAAAAGTCCTTTGTGCCGTATCAACTAGAGTCTCAACTTGGTCGGGGCGAAACCCGCTAACATCCTTAATAGCTTCCTTCATTGTCGCCCTGGATGCACCTGTTAAAGCGCCCCTCGATAGCTCTTGCTTCATGGTAGAGGCTAGGTCACTACCCTTTGACAAATAGAACGCGTTGTCGGTGGCAACTAGAGCCTGTAAGACCTCTTCTGATAGTGGGGCGATGGGGTCTATCGTTCTTAGGATGTCAACATAGCGTGAGGTTAGTTTGTCAACATTGGACACATAGCCTAATTCGTTTACTAGCTGAGTGAAATCAATTTCAGATACTAATACAGCAAGCTCTTGCCTTGACATATTTGCGCCCAAGTTGTAAACATAATCAACTGTCGCAGCCTTAATAGCCTCAGTCCTTTTAGCAAATTCAATGGCTGTCCTTTCAATCGTTGGCAATTAAACTTCCTCAATTTCCTCTACTGGTTCAGCTAGAGCGTTAGCGAATGTTGGGATAGGGGCATTAGTCGTGACGTTGGTTGTCCTATTCTCATCAATAACCGCTTGAGCATCTTCGATCGTTTGGTACTTGTCAGGGTTGCCCCGTCTTAGTATCTGGGCTTCGGTTATCTGATTATGTTCTAAATCCCAAGTGTCTTGCTTGATTTGATCTTCAACGCTTAACTCTTCGGTGATTGCTTCGTTAAAATCAACGGCAAACTCTTCAGGCAATTCAAACTGTGCTTCAACCTTAACAATCTTGCGCTCTATCTTATAGAAGCTATGCTCTGCCAATCTCCAACGCTCAACATCAGCCCTGCGATCATCATTTAATTCACGGTTGCGCTCTTTAAGTGCGACACCTGAAGCGGCTTGCGATTGATTAACGAAATCAACCGTCAAGTGATGGTTCTGTGCGACATAGATGTATATCTGCTTAATCCATTCCTTAATTGAGCCAACAGTATCTTCGGGCGAGGTCGTGTTAATACTTGAGCCTTCAGGTAATGAGTGTATGACATTCTGAGCGCGGAGTAGTTTAGTATCGTCATTGATACCACTAGCCCACATCTCGCCATAAGACCTGAATCGTATATTAGCGTCACCATCCAACTGGAGAACATTCAATTCTCTATTGGACAGCACCAGGCCCCTGTCAATATCAGCATCTAGGAAAGACCCGTCAGGCAATTCAACGTATGTCCAAACAATAGGGATAACGCCATATTCATTCTCGCCCTCTTCAACCCTGCGACCACCTTCATAAGTAGCCCACACGTTATTATCCCAATACTGCCAGCGTTCAGGCGCGTCATCTGCGATAGTGTCATTTGATGCGATAGGGAATACAACTGCGACAGGTTCCCAGGGGTTGTCAGGTTCGAAGTATGGCTCAAACTGTATTAAGCGGTCATAGTGGATAGTGCCATCACGCCAGGTCAATTTAGTACCAATCAGCCCCAATAAATTAGTACGCTTCTCAGCCGTTGGTAGCTGTATGTCCTTCATCCTGGTGACTTCGTTGTACTTGGTCATGTCGTACTCTTCGTCAGGGTCGCCAAGTGTACGAATAGGCGGTATCATGTAGACTAAAGACGTTCTATCTGTGACCCGCTTTGTGATATTGTTAGAAGGTGTCGGCAAAGACTTAGCCAAGTCCTCATCTATAAACCTCATGTAATCCTCTTGAGCGCGATCCTTATAGTAGTCTAATGCCCATTGCCTCTCCCTGTCCCATGCTTTCTTCTGTGCGCTCTGTGACTCTATCTTACCCTTTTCAATTAACTCTTTCGCTAAATCAGGAATTTCTAGCATGTAGACCGCCTATGTTTTTAGTATAATTCATCGGCATAATATAGTGCATGTTCTTGCACCTTGCAAAGCTAATAACGCTTAATAGATGTAGCGCCACGTTTCTTTATTGGGAAGTGATACTCGCAAGGGTAGCCCAGAGCGTCAGTCATGTGTGAGCGCTCCAAGTCTTTCTTATCTATTGAGCCATCGGGCTTGCGGGTTGTGCGTTCTGAATCGCTTATGATCTCGATACACGTAGGTTCTACGGTCATCCTGGTTTTACCTTTGGCGTTCATCCATAGGCCATTAACAGTATTAATGCGGTCTTTCTCTAGTGGGTTGGCACGATTGCAAGCAATACCGTGTCCATAGTCTCTTAATATTTGGTGGTCTGTTCTCTTAGAGCTTGAGCGCCTTGCCCCACCTGTTGCATCTGGTGTTATCATAGCGCGGGGGTATCTCTCAGCTAATATGCGAGCCATTTCAAACGTATTAGAATCCTTCAATACTATCTCATCAAACCAATGAATACCGTCAACCATCTTGTACCCAATAGCGCAACACATCTTAGAGACATTGAAATCCATACCCACAACGATAGGCAACTTGGCTGTCTTTAGTTCGGGTCGGGCTAGAACATTCTTAGACCTATCGAAAGCATCATAGACACGGTTAGATGCAGCTTCAAACGTGGCCTCGTACTCTTGTCTGAATGTGCGGGCATCCATATCGCGCTTGGCGGCCTCTACCTCTTCAGGTAAAATATACCCACCGTCAATAGTCTTGAATTGCCATGACATCCACTCAGGGAATTTAGGGTCTTGCCCGTGTAGGAAAGCGTCATAGAAGTGGTTAAACCCGTCAGGCGTTCCAATCCGTAATGACTTACCCTGGTAATCTGATAGCATAGGTCTGACGATCTCGCCCCAAACATGAGGCTTCATAAATGCGTACTCTTCTAGCACAGCCTTAACCAGACCAACACCCCTTAACCTGTCCTCGTTATCTGCACCATGCAAGGCAACGATGTGTCCGTTAGATAGCGTCGCCGTAAGCTCTGACTCTGAATACTTAACAGAGCCATCTATGCCGTAATCCTTGTGGCGTTTCTTTAGTATAGGCCAAGCGACCATTTTAGCTTGTTTGTAAGTAGGGGCAATAAACCAAGATGACTTATACGGCTCTAGCTCTCCAGTATGTAGCCAATCAATAGCCAAGTGAGACTTGCCCCACCTTCTACCCGTTGCTAATGTCTTGTGTCTTGCGGGGTGTCTTAGTATTTCACCGCGAGGCTTTTTTAGCTCAATCGACATCTATAATTTTAATCGGCTTGGCATCGCCTTCAATATTAACCTGGGTTTGCATAGGCTTGCCCTCTGTGCGGTCTAGGATGCGATCTAACGCCTTTAGAAACGCATCGCCGTCTTGCACCCTTGCGTGGTCAATCAGCTTCTTAGAAAGCTCTTTCTTAACCTTGCCATCATCCTCATCGAGTATCTGCCTAATGATGTCAGACATGGCATCGCGCCTGCCTTTAGGGTTTCCGCTTTGCCCTGGTTTGAATCCGTTTACAGGCTTGCCACCCTTAGCGAACTTCCCAGACTTATCCCGCTTTACATTTTCCGATTGATCTCCGACTGTTTCTTTCGGCTTCGTCATGGCTCTATGTTATGCACGTTTATGCACCTTTGCAAGATTAATTCACATCCCAATTCTCTGTTATCCCCATTGACTCGTAGACTATCCCCTGAAGGTAGGGCGCTATTATCATGAGCGTTTCCTCATTCCTAATACTTGACATCACCTCTAGCTTTAGTTGCTCGCCTTCCCCTGTGACGTAAAAGGAGAGGCTTTCGTTGCTGCTGAATATTAGCCTAAAGGCGTAGCGTATCTTATAGAGTAGATTCATTTATATGTGATCAATGTTGGCTCATCAAAGCGAGTCATAACCATCTTGTCGCCATTGTAAGCTGTCCACGCCTTAACAAAATCAGCATCATATACTATCTCTGTTATATTGTAGTCGCTAATACTCCATGACCCACCATGCTTGAACTCGATTGCTTTAATTACTCGCTCGTCAATTACTGGTGTTTGTCTCATCATACCCTCCAAATATTTGTTCTGCCCTCATCCTCAAATCCCCCAACTTATACTTATCCTCAAAAGTTAGTCGCCCTATTGCGTGTAGCTCTGTGTGATGTATTCGGCACAAAGGAACGAGGTTAGACTTGTCATGCCCTCCTGCACCTCTTGAGCGGACATGGTGAGGGTCTGACTCTAGTGTGCATTTATCAACCAGGCAATTAAGCGATCTTATGTAATTGCGATACTTAAAGTCAGCCTCTTGCTTCACCTTCTTGAAATTGGTGGCAAAGTTAGGGTTGGGTCTAGGTGTAGAGCCTTTCCCGTTTACCATAGCCGCCTCTTTAATACAGCCTTATATGCGTGTTTAAAGACTACTGTATTAACAAGCTCCCACCCCTCATCACCTAGCACATTTAGTATTATATTAACCTCGTTATCCATAATACCAGGGAGGGATATTTGCTTATACTCCCAACAAATTTTATCATCTCTCATACTATCACCGCATACTCATAAACCACACCATCAAATCTCTCAGCGTTCCCCTTTTCGCCTCGCATCCATCGGCAACGGCCTAGCGGGTTATAGTGAAGCGCCTTTATACCGTCAGCCTTTACGAGATACCAGCCCATTTCTTTAGGCTCGCCCTTGTGCCATGTTAGCCCCTCTTTAGCCTCTAGTGAGCGTTCCAAGTCAGCGATTCTTGAAGTTAAAAGCGTCTCTCTCTCATCGTCACGAATTAGGGCTAGTCTATATTTTTCTGTTTCGCCTTCATGAATGTGTTGCTGTAATTCTATTGACTTTTTTAACTCCGCGTTATCGCCAGACAGTTTCTCTATCTCTTCCTCTAGCCGTTTAATCTCTTCTTTTTTACTAATCATATTACACCTCAATCATATATTGAACTGTCGCAATCTTCACAATTCCCGTAATCAAGCATCCTGGTTGTGGCCTCTTCTCTTGGCACGATCACACCACACTCGCATTTATATTCGGTGTCCTCGTCAAACTCTTCTGGTTCCCTGGTTGGTTCTTCTCTCTCGTTAGGGTCGCCAAAGCTAAATCTATTCATATTACCTCCATGTTATCCACAACCAAAACCAAGTTAGTAACGATTTCATTCTACTTCTCCGATTCTATGGGGTTAGTGTTCTCATGGCGAATATCTTTCATGTGTCCTGCATTGTCCCAATAGTATTCACAATTCCCATCCTCATGAGGTGCTTTAGTAAACCATGATTGCCAATGTTCCGATTGTGGTGCGGTAAACCTGTGACATTCATCTCTTTCAAGTGGGCATCCATGTCCATTACACATTGATATATCAGCCATTTTTATCTTCCTCCTTATCGGTTTCACAGACAGGTGGGATAAAGTATTTCCAGTGTGTGAAGGCATAATTGATTTGGTTCTCATGCACATAGTTGAATATGTCGTTAGAGCAAATGACATCATCCCAATCTATAAAACACACAAGCCTATTTTTCTTAGGCATTTCATCTTCAAGAGCTATCCACTGTGCTTCAGGGGTGCGGGTGTTCCATGCTTCAATAGCCTTTTCTTTGTAAAAGGTTTCACACCTAAATTCGACCAGCCCACAACCATCAGTATCGCACTCTATACACTCATAGAAATATTCACCATGATTCTTTTCGTCCCAACACAGTCTAACTTCACCACCGCAAAAGGGACACGCCTTCAACTCTACCGATTTGTTAGTCATAATTCCTCCTTGAGAGCGCCCCGAATACGTGCAGAACGCTCTCCGCTATTTGAATACTGCCGATTGAATTTACCCGCAATGCAATCTTGGTCTTTAGTTACCATTGCGCCACGACAGCCCGTGCCATATACCCCTTGCTTTAAATAGGAAAGTAGCATCCTAGTGGGGTAATTCTTCAAAAGTTATTAGTGTGTGATAGGGTTTCCCTGTGGCCTGGGTATAAGTAACCTCTAACCATTCGGGTGAGTCGTCTACGATCATGCCCGCACGTTTCAGCGCATCGATTAGAGTCTTAGCCCCACCAACAAGATTATCATAGTCCAGTTTACGCGCTCGCTGTGAATGAATCCTAACCCGTTTCTTTATTGAGGCTCGCAGATATTCCTTAGTCGCCTTCTCGCCCTGGACATATAACCACTTCAATGTTTCCTCGTATGAATCACGGCGTTTCTTCTTAACTGCCCAATGTTCTTTAAGGGTCACGTTTAGAGAAGGGATAGGCTGAGTTAGGTTGAAGCTAATCATTACAGCCCTCACAAAAATAGCCATAACGCGTTAATAGCGCCATGAACTCCATGTGAATATCAACGGGTAGCTCTTCCAAATCAGTTTCCCCATATTTATCAATCTGGTAGTATGTAATCCCGAATTGAGCTAAGTGGCCTTTGTGAACCCCGTAATCCTTGATGAACTGTTTGATTGTGATATGTCGCCTCCTTGCGTTCCGTTGCATTAACTTGATAGCATCTTCCATGTCTTGCATCTTTGCCGTTGTGTGCATTAGATTTTCACCATGTCAGGATACCATGTCAACAAATCATATAATTCGCTCTTGGCTTTTGTTAAGGTTGTCTCACTTACTCTTCGCCCGACAACATCATCGTTTGGAGTGCGGATAGAACCGCGCCAGTCAGCTTGCCCAATCTTAACAATCTGCATTTTATGCCCATCTGGTGTTATTGCCTGGTACACATTTTCCTCTACTCTTCGATACCTGATGTCATTTAATTTTGTCATTGTAAGCCTCCTCTTGCTTGGCTCTAAGTTAAGGCTAAAACAAGACATTTCAACACTTATTTTAAATTATTTTTCAATTCTGCCTCAAACATTTCTACACCCTTGCGGAAATCTTCAGAGCATAGATCGTATTTAGGGTCGGTCATGTCGGGGATAGTTCCCGTTTTCTCGTACTCTTTTTTGGCGTGAACATAGCCACGCTCTGTCGTCTTGGCGTTCATCAGAAGGGCAACGGCTCGTCAACGTCATTATTGACTGACGGCTGTGGTTGGTCACCCTTTGCGTTGTCTGGCTTCCATTGATCGATAACGCAATAGTGAGTTGGCTTCCCTGGCTGTGGGTCTTTCTTTTTCATTACCGAAATATTCACCCACCCGTTTTCGAGGTTGTTGCGTAGCGTGTCGAGGTCTTTCTCCATGAAGCTGACCTTTGTTATCACCCCGTATTGGGTTGTTATCTCTTTTCCTGAACCACAGTAAATCTTATCCATTTATATCTCCCTTGTTATTTAATGCTTCAATTATTATGTGTAGTATATTCTTTTCGCAATCAACCCATATTGAGTCGTCTGGTTTCTCAGAGTCCTTAATTTGCCAATAGCCGTTTATCCTTGTTCCGTCAAAACTAAACCGCTGCCCAATCATACCTTCCTCCACGTAAATACATTCTTCCCAAAATCGCCCATAACCTTGACATCCGTTTTCTCTAATTTATCAAGTGTTGTGAGATTCGCCACCCCTCGACTACATGACGCAATAGCCAAATCCCTTCCGTAACGCCTACTGTAAGCCCGTCTGATTGAAGGTTGGGATAAGTAGCTACCTGACGGGAATAACGCTAGAATCTCTTGCTCCTGTTTGGAACATTGGCGCTCAAATGTGGCGCAATCTTCGGGGGTTGACTCGATAGTGTCGTGAAAATGACGATACTCAAATAACGTACATTCACTAGCTTGTGAGTTCATCGTTAAGCCTCCTTTTTTCTTTTATCTGCTTATACTTTTGATAAGCCTCGCTCAAGGGTTGGGTCTGCCCAAGTCCCTTACAGTAATAATCATTCCTCAATATACACCTGGCCATGCGCTTCCAACTTGGCGCCCATTGTTTTACCTCTAAATCATGAGGTGCTTCATCTGGTATTTTTGAATATCCACGCTTTTTCCAGCCAACAATAAACTTTATAAACCGCTCTTTGTAATGTGATTGCATTTTTTTAGGTAGCGACTTCAGAAGATAGTTGACATATGACTCCCAGGTATGATTGTCTGGCTTTGAAACATCGTTATAGCCATTTATATTACCTGTCTCATTTATATATAGGGTGCCGCTATTTACGCCGCTAACCCTGTTTAACAGTTTATACCACGTTTCACTCTCAAGTATATGATAAAGCCAAAGCCCTCTCTTTTGATCGTCTCCGAATGGTTGGCATAACCTCTGATTACTAAATTTAACACCAGCCATAGACATCATGTCATATATTTTATTGTGACTAAGCTCTTTATTTTTAGAATGAAACACCCATATATCTTCTGTTTTCCAATCATATATCGGATAAACGTTATATAGTGACTTTGTTATTTTTGTTGTCCACTTCCATTTATTGTAGGTCATGTTCTTTTTTTCTGATACTATTGCTCTATATCTGTGCAAGCTCTCATCAGCCCTTATACCTATAAATGCGGCTGTTAGGTCGTCTCCAGCATACCACTTGCCAAACAGAACCATAAACTCTTCAAATTCCATTTTGGGCTGGAAGAAAGTATATTGAGATAAGTCTGCCGCCTCTTCTGGCTTTTCTCTAACCCATATCTCTTTATTGTCCTCGTCCCACGCAACCCACTTAGGCTGGAAGTCACTAACGGCGTTACGCAATAGAAGCTCACCACAAAACCAATGTAGGTCAATATTGTCTTTATACTCTTCGACTATCTCTCTTATATGGTCTATTGTATGCTTATATTGAGCCTCAAGATCAATAATAAGCAAACCAACTATTACCCCTCTCTCCCTTGCCTCATCCATAACAAGATGCGTCATAACCGTGCTATCTTTGCCGCCAGAGAAGCTAATATAACACTTGTCGAAATTGTCGAATATTCCAGATATGCGCTGTCTCGCGGCATCTAAAACACTCATGTCTATATAATTTTTAGTAGCCATTAGTATAGCTCCATCTGACGGCCAATATTTAAAGCCTCATCCATATCAACTTCCATTCTGTCGTTATCCTCAAGCCACTTAGTCAAATACTCAAATGCAATATCATTAGCCCGCTCTTGCTCTTCGCTCGACAGAAGATTGAATCCAGAGCAATAAGAACTCGGGACACATTCTGCGTAACACATTGAAGCCTGGCCTAGCCATGCAATCCTATTCATGCTCTTATTCGTCAAGTAATGTTCGCAGGAATGTTTCCATTCTGTTATAACACCGCCAAGAGCCGCCTTAAACTTATCATCATTAGACAGGAACTCTGCACACATCTTTTCGCCATCTTCTTTTGAGAGACCAGGCTTAACGCTTTTATAAAAACCAGCCTTGTGACATTCCCACTTGTCGTATGTATGGAATATTCTAGATCGGTCACCCTCATTTGGTATTTTATATCTCTCCATGTCAACATGGTCTATATCATCAGTAATCGGGTCAAACACCCCTTCGCTGTCTGTACTCTCCCAAGCCCTGTTAAAATCACTATCTGAGAATATTTCCTCTAGCCCAGATATTTGGCATAGCCTCAACACTTCCTCTTCATCCATACCAAGCTGTTTCGCAACCCTCGCATTTGTCCAGTTTCTATTTTTAAGCTCTAAGACAATCTCGCTCATGGCATCAACCTGGTGCTTTCCTCTCGCGCGGTTATGTCTGATAGTTGATGCTATTCTATCGCTTTTACCTGACTGCTCAGACCTTATATCAACAATGGGGAGGTAGCCCATTATCCTCTTGTTGATTATCTTTGATTCTTTACCAACCCTATTCCTGTGAAACCCATCAACGACCTCATTCTTTTGCTTCTCTTCATTGTTCCATGTTACGATTGGTTGCGTATATCCATCATTCATAATAGAGACTTCAAGTAATTCCATCTCTGGTGGAGCTACCTTGTTAGGGTTGTAGTCATTTGCTATAACTTGATCTATCTTAACCCATGACACAAAATCAACAGGCTCATTCTTGAAAGGGCTTGCTTCGTGGATTAACTGCCTCGCCTCATTAATTAATTGTATTTTATCGTCAATACCAAGACTGTTTATTTCAGATGTGAAATTTTCTATATATGATAATGCTCTCATTTCTTCACCCACACAGATTGACCCTCATATCTGTGGCCTTTCTCAAATTTAATGTTGTTACCCTTGTCGTCTTTCAATGCCCTGTACAGATCGTCAGTTGTCTTGCCACCCTTGTTTTTACTGGCAAGGTCAACACATTGTAACCTGGATAGCCACTCTAGTTTTTCCCCGCGCTCATTAGATGTGCCTTTAGCTATCCCTGCCAAATCCGTATTTTTAATGATAGACCTAACATAAGCGCCATTTAATTTGCTCTTGTCTTTTATAGCCGCGACTTTCTCGCACATAGCCCTTAATCCATCAACGCCAAAATCATCCTTAACCTTTAAAAGTATATTAGGGACTGTCATGTCGTGGAAAAATGAGTCAGGGAAAAAAGATAATATATCATTGAGTTCTTGTGTTCTATGTTCTGTATTATGAGTTATGGGTTGTGAGTTATGAGTTAGCATCGCTGGGGGATGCGTTTGAGGATTGCTTGTAGCATTGCTCGGGGCATTGCTTGGGGCATCCCATCTAGCTGAATTAGCCTTAACAGCCTTGTCATGTCTACCTTTAGCCTTAACTCTCTCACGTTCCATTCTTGGATTAAACCAAAGCCCGTTTTCTTCTTGGAAATAATGCGAAATAGCCTCCCATGTTTCAATATCGCCAATTATACGAACAACCCTATCGAGACTTACCTTCCCTTTTTGCCATGAATACATAAGCACACGAATATATGCGCCCATCTCTTCATTAGAGAGGTCTATTGTGTCTGATATAAAGTCACTAGTATATAGTGGAAAATACGGCAGTTTCGCCATGATATACCATCCTAATTATAAAATCGGGGCGCTGTGCGGTGCAAATAACCGTGCAAGCCTTACGAACGTTGCAACACCCCGAATTAGTTTGATATGTAATTTTTGCTTTCACGCTACAATATACTCCGCGATAACCATTAAGCTAGATTAAAAGGTTACTTTTTATTAATTGCGTTAAAGATTAAGTGCAATGGAACCGTTATAATGAGCGCCCACAATCCAAAGATGACTGCGAGTACGTGTAAAATAATGAATATAGTATTAGCTTTCATATTAATACTTCTCGACTTTCAACCGCTTCTCAAATTCTCGGTCACGCCAGATAGCATTGAACGTGCCTATCTTCGACTCAACGGGGATGACATGCGCTGTAACCCCTTTAGCTCGCAGCCCCTCGACAAGATCAAAGGCGAGGGCGTTTTGTTTCTTAGTTCCAGTTGATACCCAGGTTTGGGTTAGTCCGTTAAGTAGTGCTTCAGCTTCAGTCATTTTCTACCTCTATAAATATATCTGTGCGTTCAAAATTATCTATCCATAAGTAATCGCGTCTAGCTTCATATTCTGACTCCATAAACCTATCGCATAACCTCCAAGATTCTGTGACCTTGTCTTGATACGCCCACAAATACAGCTTCTTTTTCTCTTTGGGCTTGATGCGCCAATTGTCCAAAGGATTACCAAAGGTTGGGCAATTATCTCCCAGCCAATCATCCCAATCGCCGTAGCCCTCGACCTGCATTTGCAGTTGCTCACCATTCTTATGTGCTTCTTTTAAATGAGCGTAAGGGTCTTTGTATGCACTAAGGCTGTTCAACTTCTCAATCGCATCACCTAGCATCATTGAGACTTCTAATAACTTATCGTCTTTCATTTCATCCTCGTATAGTTGTCAGCAATAGCGCCAACGGTTACGGTTAATATTATGCCTATTATTATACCAAGTAAGATGTGGAGTAAGAATATCATTTCGCCTCCTGATTATACGCAACAGTCAACCCTTGAATGATCTCGTCAGCTTTGTCTATGTGGTCCTTTACGATCTCCACAGGGTCTTTAGTGCCGTAATTAGCTTCTAGGTTGTCATTGAATACTTCAACACACCCTGCCGATTCAAAGCCGCCCTTGATAGCTTGTAGGCGCTTAGAAAAGACTCCTGGTGTCCACTTCTTAGGTTGCTCTTGTTGCTTAACCGCTTGCTGAACTTCGTTAGCGCTGGCAATCTCTGTGCCTGCGTACCCTGCGAAAGCCAAAGCACGACCAACAGCGCTAGTCTCACAATTTTCAAGAGCAGATGTCTTGTTGATACCTGAAGCGGTTTCGATCTCGTAAGCGTGACCCGTGAAAGTACCGCTCTCAGTTGTGACAGTTGCCTTGATAACGACTAGGCCACCTTCATAAGTGACAATCTCAGTCTCAATCTTCAGGCTGTTACCTTCGCTTGCCTTGTGAATCATATCAACACGTTCTGCAACGGTGAAATATTCCTTGTTATGAATTTGTATTGGCATTGTGCCTCCCTTTTAATTATCTCAAGTTAAGAATAGTATTGTCTTCAGCAATAACAAATTCTGAATCTTGGTAATCTTTTTTTATACTGGCCTTGTCAAACTTTTTCTCAAATCTGAGATAGCCCTTATTTGTCAATTCCATAGTCAATTCATCGGGGATATTGTCAACGTCAACGGTGTAACTCGTGCGCCTTTGCAATGAATAGGTGTATTCGGCTGTCTTTGCCTTCTTAACGCCCTTCTCTTGCAAAAACCATAGCATCCTATCACGCATGGAGTCTATCGCGTTCTGAGCCGATTTAGCGCGTTTAGCTAATTCAGCCTGTCGTTCTTTTAAATAGACAATCTGCGCCTTTTGATAGGAAATATAACCCGCGTATCTGTCGAGCTTATCCTCAAAGGTCTTGGCGTTCTTGTCGAGCATGGCTTCAATTTCGGGTGTTATCTCACCGTCAGCGTTAAAAATGGCATCTTCTATTTCGTGCCATTCCTTCATGATCTCATTAAGAGTTTTCATGGAAAGCCTCCATCTTTTGCGTGACATAAGTTATCACATCTTCACAGGCCATAGAGTGAGCAACATATCTATCATACTCTCCCGCGTCTGCAATTATTTTTGATTCATCCATTAGTGACTGACAGCGTTCAAGTTCTCGCTGTGCCTGGTAGAGTATTCGCTTATAGCCGTTCATCTCTCCTCCATCGCTACTTTTAGCGCCGTCTTGCACATAACCCACGCGCCAATTTCCATCTCAGCGTATTGGATTGTTACGTGCTGTTCACCATCATAAATATTTATCCAGTATATCCCGCGTGTCTCGCCAGATGTGAAGTACATTAGTACCCCCTCGGAATATTCGCCATAAAGCATAGGATAGTCCAAAAGAAGTGACCACCGCCCAATAATAGCAAGCATGTTAGTATATACTTGCCCAGCTCTTTAGCTTTGTAGATGTCTAGTTGTGTCAAAATAGCCTCCTTAATTTGCATTAAGTTAAGCTATGCAACACCCCACGCAACAACTATTTAAAAATAATTTAGAACTCTTGTTCAAACCCCATAGACGTACTATAAACCCTGTGAGCTATTTGAGTGACAGCTAGCGTCTTATCCATGAACCTACCGTAAACGTAATCGCCCTGAGTAGTAGAGGCTGAATCTATCGCCATGATTAGGGGTAGGGTCTGCCATGCGGTCTTAGATAGTAGGTCGGTTATTACCGTGTCGCCTGTTAATGTGCTTAGATCGCTAGGGAATACGTCTGTGTCGTCAACCGTTGAATATGATATGGAATATCGCTCGCGCCCTGGTATCTGTAAAGCACCAAGAGCGGTTCTGAATGGTATGTAATTATCGCCTGTGGCTGTCTCAGAATTAGCCTTAATCCATCTAGGATTAGAGTGGCGTTTACCACTTACGCTCTCGGTTATGTTCGCACCGTCTACGCTAAATGAGTGGGTTACATTCAAGTCAGGGGAGTGAGGCAAGGCGTACATCTCGCCAAGCATTACTGACCCTATAAATAAATCCTCACCAGCACTAAAGCTAGCCAAGTCTCTAATCTCAATCGCCCAATACCTATCGGTTGAGGCTGTGAAAGAATACAGAGTATCGCCGTCAGCGTCAGGGGCTATTATGTTAGACGTACCGCCTTCAGCAGCGTTTAAAATTGCGGAGTAACTAGCAACAGTTGTTCCACCACCCGCCGTGGTAATTGCAGAAGTATCATGCGCTATTCTTATCTCGCCTTCAGCCGTGTTTAAATTGTGGTTCATTACTGACACGAAATCAACAGAGTGTGCAAAAGTCCCTAAGTCTATTCCTATTACTATATGAGTCGTTTGGTTGCCTGTGGTATCGAATTTAGTAATATTTACGGGGTTAAGATCGAACGCGTCAAACTTATCATATCCCGATAGGTAAACCCCTGATCTATCTGTTAAAATAGTTGACTTTGCCACGCCGTTAATTTTGTTCCAGTTAATCACATCGGGGTAGAACTTTGGTGAAGTGGGTCTTGCGTATGTCAATCTGTGACCTCCGAAACTTCTTGACAGCTTATTGAACAGCCGTTAGGATATTTTTGTATCTTAGTAACCATATAAATGTCAGTTGCCGTTATGGTGTTCCCGTAAATCTTGAACGTGCTAGGCCAATCTGAGAACTTTATAGTGTCGCCAATTTCTAGGGCGTTATGTTTAGCAGACAGCACATCAAAGGAAAGCATCTTCTTGCGGTATGCCAGCCAATCCAATAGGGCTGTGGAGTAACCAACGGCAGTCGCTGAATCTAAAGTAAATCTATTGTCAATAACTAATTCCTGAACCTTGTCAGTTGCGCCACCTATGCCATTCACACCGCTTTCTTGCGAGGTTGAATCCTCCACTATGGCGGTTGTGTTGGTAAGTGTATCTAAAGCATAGTTCATGTTATACCGAACAGACACTTTATTTCTAACGTCAGCGAGTGATGTAATACCAGGTTTAATGTTCTTTAACTCATCATATCCAATAGTCTTATCCGCGCTTGTATAATCTTCGTCACGTTCACGGGATAGGATTTTAATAGTACCATTCCCTGATAAAAATAAGATACACCCGCAAGCGCTCCCAATCTCCTTGCATAATGTCCACGCATCACTAAACCGATATTGTGAGAAAGCAAACTCTATGTCTGCGACTGATTGGTTAAAGGTGTTCCCGATTGTTCCGTTAGTTGTATTCCCAACCGTATCAAAAGAAGCGTAATCGATGTCACTTGAACCAAGACCAACTTCGGTTCTAAGAATGTCCTCAATCATATATACAGGGTTTTCTATTAAGTCGCCTGAATTATAACCATTATTCCTAGAGTCAGCATCCACCCACGCGCCATATTCACGGCCTTTCCCTGAGTAGTAAATATACTCTGACACTTCGGGGGTTTCAATAACACCCCTTGTAATTATCTCATGTCTAACAACTTGCCAACCGTCATACCGATTAACGAACCTTGATGAAGTCCACTCTTTTATAAAACTTTGCGATGGAGCAAACTCAACCTCGATACCTACGTTTAAGAAGCGTACCGTTTGATCGTCATTTTGGTTAGAGGTGTCGTCAATCTCAATAAGAAAGTGCTTTCTAAAATCCCACTCATCTTTATTAGCCGTGCTAAATTCTGCGGTAATATCTACGGTTTGGTTTATGGTCGTCCATGTTAATTCGTAATCGCTTCCTGCGGTTATTTGGAAGGGATAGGTTAGCGCGGGAGAGCCACCGCCAGGAGCCGTTCCCCCATAATTGCTAGCAGTCAGCATCAAGCTAACCTTAGAGGCTTCGCCTAATTTCGGGGTCGTGCCTATCCTATAACCCGTTGTCATTTCATGCGTACCACCGTCAACCGTGTAAGTCTGATATGTGTCAAAATCGTTATCAATAGAATCCTCATAGTCAGCCCACAAAGCGCTATAAGTATTCCATTCTTGAAGGGTGAAATATGCCCGCCATACTGTACCCTCGAATGTGATCTCTGGCGTTGCGGTTGTCACAGTTACGTTACCATCCTCGCAAGGCGAATAGGCATCATCTCCGTGATAGTAAACCCTTTTCGTGCTTAAAGACTCAAGAGCCACAGCGTCAGGGGTTGCGACTACATTAGCGTCAGCGTCATCCCATTGGTTAGTTATGATTGCAGGGAAATAACCCTTAACAAAGTACCTGTCAAACTCAGCGCCACTTGTAGGAATTGAGCCAATGTCATCCCTTAATGCGAAATCACCAAAAGCCATAGGGATAGGCTTGCCAATATTATTATCAGGGGCATTAGTGTAAGTCGCAGAATCAACTCTATTTGTGGGAACCTCGATAGCTACATTAGATAAATCTTCTATCAAAGCTAACGTCAGCGAATCAAAATCTTGTGTCATTTGGTCGGTAATTATGCCTTGTGCTATCTGAACATGATCACCAACAGCAACACCCACCGCGCCCATGTGCAAAGTGAACTTACGATTAACATAGTTTTGAGTGTTAAACAAATC